TTTAGCGTTGACCATCTGACCGATTTGGCTAAAACAATCGTGCAAGTCCTTGCCGTTTCCAATGAACTGCTTGACTACTCCAAAAGCAGCATTGAAAGCGACAAGCTCTGCAATCATTACCAAGGCACGCCAGAAGCTGTTACAGGGTTGATCTGACCGTCAATGTTAGCCTGTAGGCTTGCTTCAATACTGTCCTTGTCAACACCGTTAGCGAAGCACCAGCCTAAAGCTACTTCTTCAGTAATGCTGTCGTAATCCACCCAGTCTGAGCTAGATGGATCTGGTGTGAAGCCGCAAGTGCCGTAGTTGGTAGCTGAGAAGTCTCCGTCAGTTGCCGTAGCTCGCCAGTGGGCTACGATTACCCCGTTGTCATCCAGCGTTCTTTCCATTTGGCTGATTTGCCATGTTGTTGCCATGTTGTTTCTCCTTTAGGATTCTAGTGCCGCGACTCGGGCTTCTAATGATTCAATTCTGGTCTGAGCTTCTTGCAGTGCCTTGATAGCCATCCACATCATCTGCTGCTCTTTAACGGCCAAGCGAGTAGTATCATCATCTACGTTAAACTCGTCTATGACTTCTGGGTTATGCGTAGCCACTTCTTGAGCAATAACACCTAACTTTTTGTTATCTGAAGCAGCGTCAGCGTTATAGTGAAACTTCTTTAAGCTCCATTGCTTCAGTGAATCCCACTGAGATTCTAAAAGCTCAATGTTCTTTTTCTCACGTTCGTCTGACAGGTTTACGTTGTTGGCGCTATAGTTATATAGACCCCCGTTGGGATTAACATAAAATCTATAACCTGAGTTAGCATAAACGTGATAGGTATTATACCCAGTAGCAATCGTTGAATACACTTCACCATCTGGTTGAGCCTCAATACCAATGGTAGCGGGCGAACTTCCAACACTTTTACCCACCACTAGGTTCCCACTGGCATCCAGCGTCATAGAATTGCTGCCAGTACCGTCAGAAGCGGATACCACAAACTCTAACGATCCGATTGTTCCTGCATTGATACCGTATGCTCGTATTTGTGATTTACTTGAACCTTCATGACCTAATACTAAAGAAGCGGCTGAGTGGGCTAGGCTTTGGGCTGTAAACCGTCCGACTCCGACATTGCTAGTGCCTGATAGGTAGAGGTCTTTGAAGCGGTAATTTGTGCCACCTACAGAATAACCAAGATCAATTGCGCCATCAGAAACAGCGCCAGCATTGTCTGTGGGAAAAAGCGAAGCACCTGCCGCTGTTAATCCCGCACCGCCGGAACGTGGGTCAAGAATAATGTGACTAACTACACCACCACGGGAACCAACACTGCCTACGGCTGCGCCGCCTTGGTAGAAGTCAGCGATAGAGCCGTTTGTTGATAAACGGTTTAATGCCAGAGCAGGTAAACCAGAGCGTGTAGACCATAGGCCATTACTTGCACTAGCTTCAACGCCTGCTGTTCCAAAAGCTGTAGCAGTTTTCCCCGCCAGTAGGTTCCCACTGGAATCGATTCGTAGGGCTTCTGACCAAGTTATCGCTGCATCAGTAGAACCGCTAGCAGCTTGGTCAAAACTAATTACGTTGTCGTTTATAAACATCCTAGCTGCTGCGCCAGTTGTAATATAACTATCAGCATTACTAGCATTAACATAGTAATTATTAGAAAACATAGCATCAACAATGCTGTCATCTTTACGGGCTATTAAGTTTCCTGTGCCTCCAAATTGAACGTGCTGCCAAGTAGAGCCTCCAGTTTTAGGTACAACCCCGATTCCCACGTTCCCATTGGAAGAGATGCGCATCTTTTCTGAAAGAGTTGCGTCAAGCGCTGTTGAAAAAGTAAGGATGCCGTCATTTGCACTTGCACCTGCACCTTCTTTAGTACCCGTTATTCGGGCTAAACTTCCGTTGCCGTTTTCAAAATCTATGTTGCCAACATTTTCACCTGCATTATAAAGTTTAAGGTATGTTGTGTCTGAGCTACTGTTAGTTGCCGCTTGTATTTCTAAAGGACTGTCAGGCGAACTCGTCCCGATTCCCAAAGACTCCGCCGAAGCGTCCCAGAAAAACTTAGGAGTCGTGCCCGTGTCCTCGTAGAAGCTGATGTCGCCGTTGTAGTCAATTTTGATACGGTCTCTTAAATTTGTAGTCTCTGTAGTTGAAATGAATAAAGCAGACTCGCCTGTGCCAGAAGGGCTAGTTGCTACAGACCTGATTTGGTTTTTAATAGGCTGTGCGGGGTAGTTGTAGTCTGCTGATACAAAGTCCAACGAGCCGACAACATCATTAGGGCTAATGAAATTAGTAGTGGATTTTATTGTTACCTTTGCGCCTGTACTAGCTTGAATAAGACCATCACCATCAACAGTAAGCCCATCCGCCGTGACGCTGCCCGTGACATCAATGCCTGTGGCTGTGGTTTGCAGCTTCGGAGTTGCTCCGCCATCATAAAATAATTTAACAGCACCATCTGCGTTGGCATGAATCATTGCTTCTGTCCCAGCAGTGTTCCTTACTCTGAAATCAGTCGCGTCTAGTTGTAAATTTCCTGTTCCGTTGTCTACAATAAAACTGCCGTCTGTTGGGTGGTGATAAATCTGTAGGTCGCTGCCAGCGCCGAAGATGGCTTTGCTGTTGTCTGCAAACGTAATGTCATCGCCTGTACCAACTGCTATATCCGTTCCGCCTGTGGTGTTTCCTTGAGCAAGAACTTCGGCAAGCGTGTCAAAAGAACCGACTTGGCTGTCTACATACGCTTTGATTGACTGCTGGGTAGCAATGGCTGTGGCGCTGTCTGACGCCATGTTATCTTCGTCAAGGATCTTATCTGCGGTTACTGTACTGGTGCCCAAACTCAGACTATTTGCGTGAGTAACGCCTTCAACGACGTTAGTGCCATCGCAGTAGACCAGCATGGTTTTACCGACAGGCACAGCAATGCCTGTACCACCAGAAGTCTTAACTGTAATAATTTCAGCGGTGTTGTTATCTACGATGTAAAGTTTTGTATTGGTGGGGCAGACTACCGTACCAGCGCCTGACAATGCAGTACCCGTGTCAGTTAATTCTAGAATAGCGCAACGCGACTCAGAGGTCGTACCATCGGCGGTGGTTAGCGTGTGGGAGTTACCTGTCCACGTATTGACTACGGCCTTACCTGCAACGGCCTGTTCTACCATCTGCGTGATATTGTCGTTTACAACATCGCCCCAAGTACCGCTCAATTCCCCTTGGACAGGAAGAGCTAACTTAAGGATCGTAGTGTATTGAGTTGTCATATTCGTAACCTCATGCGGCTATGTCTTGCCAGTTTGGATTCTGAGTTGTATTTATATTAACCCAATTTGGGTTTTGTGCATCACTAATATCTTGCCAGTTCGGATTTTGGCCGGGGACTATTTGGCTCCATATATGGACAGTTCCTATTTCGCCGGTAGCCGCTACACCTGTAACAAATATGTTTACCCCAAGTCCTACAATTACATCGCCAATAGCGCCTGTGGCTTGTACTCCTGTAACCGGTACTCGAATAATCAAGTCTACCGTAACGTTACCTAGAGCCGTAGTGCCTTGGACTCCAGTAAGGGCTACATTTGCATCGCCCCCTACCGTTACAGACCCTGTTTCTACAGTCCCCGATACACCACTTACAGCAACTATCGCGTCGGCATTTATCGCAACATTACCTACGGCACCGGTAGCTTCTAATCCTGCTGGGGTTACATTTGCATCCCCTGATACCGCTACTGCTCCTAGAGCCGTGGTTCCTGCTACACCTGTTACTGCTACTACCGCATCTGCGGATACAACTACGGTTCCTGTTGCGCCTGTAGCTTGTAGTCCTGATGGGTAGACATTGGCTTCACCGCTTACAGTTACCGCACCAACATTGCCTGTACCAACTACCCCTGTAACGGCTACAACTGCATCCGCAGCTATACTTACACTACCTACAGCCCCAGTCGCTTGAAGGCCATCGACGTTGACAATAATAAGGGGGGTTCCCCAAGAACCTTGTCCCCAACTGGCGCGTCCCCAGCCTTCGTATGTCGTCGAAGATGGCATCCCTTAGTACCTAAACAATCCTGATAATGGCGTTAGTCGCATCTGCGGTCGGGAAAGTAATCTGAAAATCACCTGCCGTAGACGTTTTATCACCACCAAAATCAAGTACCGCAACCGCAGGGGTAGACCCACCAGCCTGATAAATCAAAGCTCCAGCAGCGGTAATAGTCGCCGTAGTCCACGTAGTCGTAGCAAAACTAAGGAACGCCGTAGTACCCCCAGTAGTAGGGTTGGTAGAGATAGACAGCGTGTTACCACCCGCAGAATACCCTGTGCCCGTGACTTCATCAGAACTACCCGTTAAATCGGTATAGCTAGTCGTAGCAGCATTAAAAGTACCCGACGAACCCGATTTAATTAGCGCGATCTTATAAGACTGCGCTGTGTCACTACTAAAATCCATTTCTCCGTCAAGTAATGCTTGCTTGAACGAAGTACACATTGCCTGTGTAATTGCCATGTTAAACTCCTTAAGTTACCGCAACTTTATACTGACCTGAACGGAAAGCATCTTCGCGTAATTTACCGTCACCCAAATTCTTGAGTAACCCTATAGCCTGTACATATAACCGTTCGTATAGAGCTACCATATCAGGCTCGCCTTTCAAGAATCGGATAGCCTCAATCAACGCACCATTCAGCAAAGCCGAATCAAATTCATTCCCAAGCCACGTCGTACCAGCCGTCACAATGGATTCAGGGTAATACCCGTAATGTAGCTCTACTGCATAGTTACTGTCTGGCGTCGGGCCAACAATAAACGCGTCATCATTGAAATACGCATAATGTACCGGTAGCCCTGTAGAAGTAGCCTTTGGGTATGCTTCACGGATGAAGTTAACGTCTTTGTTAATCAAGAACGAATAATTACCGTCTCCGTCAATAACCGCTAAAGAGTACGACCATAAGAAGTCCGAAGGGATGTCTAGGTACGTGTTACTAGCTGTTACTGACCCAGTAACGTTTTTACGTAACGCAGGGATCTGAACCGTATTATAGATCTTCTGCTCGGCCTGTTCGGTAAACATAGCAAGCTGGGCATCTGTGAAAGTCGTCTCACAAATATCCTGAATATCTACTTTGAGCTGCGTGTAGTCCATGATTTAGCCCATTGGCCCTCGGCACATACGGCCTTTAGTCGCTGCGCCATACCCGCGCATCATAGTACCGGAAGTCTTAACGCCTTTCATGCTTGGCTTGGCACCATAAGACTGGACGCCTTTATTCTTTTGGACTTTGACTTCTTCCATCCCAAAAACATTTTTAGGGTTATACATCGTACTACTCCTATGTAGTCGTTACTGTAACTGTTCCTACTGACCCAGTAGATATTAAGTTGTTAGGAGTTAGCCCAAACGGATCATTACCGCCGCCTACTGGGTTCCAACCCCACTGTATGTCTCTACTACTATACTCTCCTGATACGCCAAGACTTCTATCGGGCCTTGGATCTCTAATTGCTTGCGGGTCGTTTACCGGAAACTCCCC